GTACCAATTCCAATTGAATTGGCGCGACAGTTGTCTCCAGTCGTTCAATGGTTCTATAAATAGGTTGTCAGTTCCAAGTGTCATATACATAAACTATAGCACAAAACAAAAAATGCCAGCACGTATACATGCTGACATTCCCTGACGGGCGCGACCCGTAATCTCCTGGCGGACACCCACGGTTGCTGTGGGCAATACCAGTATACAACAAAAAGAAAACACGTCTCCCCAAGAGAAGGTAAAGACGTGAATTCTTAACAATTTCTGACCCGCGCGGCAGCAATCTTATAAGCTGGTCGCCCTCATTTTACACCATCACTGACCAGACTGCGAGGAGGGAAAGGTCGCGCTTGTTGTGCAAAACGGCTCTTTGTCTTTGGTGCTCGCTATTGCTCGTTTCATCTCGCGGATTGCGGCACGTTTCCCCGCTTCAAATCCGTCACGGTAAGCGGTCTGGTATTCCGGCATCATCTTGCGGAATAGTTCAGAAATGTAGGGACTCATACAATTCTCAATACACTATCTTTTAATCTTCGGGAGGGTGGGGACTTAGTCGAAGTCACGAGTCTTTATCTTCACAATGATGCGCTCGCCTAGTCGGTCACGCATTTCTACAAACGGTCTTCCTACAAGTCCTTCGCTTTCGTGCTCAACTCGCGAAACAGTAGATTTTGGCTTCGACTTCACATACTCCACGGCTTCTTGAATTGTGCCCGTGAGCACTATAGGGACAACTGGAACATCAAATGTCTTGGCGATGTCCTCAACATTTTCCCTTTCGAGCCAATTTCCGTTTATGAGGACATCGAACAGAATAAATCCCACACCTTCACGGTAGTTTCCGCCGCCCTTCTGTATCTTCTCACCATATCCTTCTCCATATAGAGTGACAGGCATTGCTCCGAATTTTTGCTCGAATAGCTCCTCGTTCGTAACGCCCAGGAATTTGTCATTTAGCGCATACATGAGGGTCGTGGGAATCTGCGCGGCATCGGTTCGTCCACCGAATAGAACCTTGTGACCATCCCAGTGAACGCGGATATTAGTGCCATCAATCTTTTCCGTGAACAGCCACTTGGTGTTCTGTAGATACTCTACTGCGCGATTACGGAATCGTCCTTCGATGAGCTTTTTGTTGCCTTTCATGTCTCTCTCGAATAGCGTCTCGATTTTGTGATATTCATTCATACCTTCATTCAATTACTTTGTAAGCGTCCTCAACAGCTTCTTCACTGCCTCCTCGGGGGTCTTTCCGCAAATGTAGTCTTGCTCCTTGAAGCAATCGACTGACGCTCCCCACGCACCGTCTGTACCAATGAGTTCAGGGTTGTGTTCCAGATGGAAGTCGCCTGTCTCGGAGTGGTCTATGGCGAGGCGAACGAGGGTGGAGAGGTTCATGGTGCCTTGTTGATTTTGATAATGTACTCTCGACAATCACACTCTACTTCGAGAAACTCGGGGAGTTCCCAGTACGATACGAGGGTGGAGAGGTTCATGCGCGAATAAACTCTATAAGTTGTAGGGCGTAGAGTGTGAACACGAGGATGTAGAGACTGATGATTGTTAGTTTCATGGTGTTGTTTGATTAGGGGTGGAGAGGTTCATGGTTTTAGTGAATTACAGTTCATGATAACAGCTATCTCCGCAGTTCTTGCACACGAGTTCGTAAGATTCCTCACATATGGCTTCGCATGTTTCGTCACAGACATGCTCGCCACTTCCTACTTGAGGGTTGTCGCAACACGCTCCGTTCATTCCACAGGGACAAGTTTCTTTGCTCATGGTGTTGGGAGCTTCATGTCTCGTAATATCTTCAACCCTCTCATCGTAGTTTCTTTGTCTTGTGGTTGGTTCAGTTCATCGAGGATGTAGGGTTCTATTGGGTGGAGGTTCATGGTGTTAGGTGTTAGTGTCGGGCACAATACTAAAGCGATTGAGGGCATTCTTTGGCACGTATTCTACTGCGCCACACTTCTCGCAATAGATACGAGTCTCGTGTCCCAAATCGCCGATGTGTCCAGTCACCATCATAATAGCGCCACACGCGAACATCGGGTCTTCTTTCCATTCATGGGTACAGTCAGTGCTCATGGTGTTGTTTGATTATTGGCCTTCCTCTCCAACTTCCGTCCTGTCTCTATTCCCTTGAGGTACGCTTCTCGTATCTCTCCTTCGAGTGCTAGTTGGAGGCGTGGTGAGAGGGAGGTCATGCCGTAGGTCTAAAGGTTCGTCTGGTAAGCTCCTCCATCATTGCGAGAGTCTCCTCCTCTGGTAGACCGAAAGCAATGATTTTGTCGTAGTATTCGTGTAGGGCGTCCATTACTTTTGGTGAGGGGTAGTCGGGCATGTTATTTGGTGGTGAGGTGGGTGAGTAAGTCGGTGAGGGCGGCGTTGTGTTCACAGATTTCGCAGTACTCATGAGGCAGTGGGCAAATCGCTTTTCCGTCGTCGATAAAGTGTTTCTTCTTGCGTTCTGCAATACACTCCCCCACCTCCCTATCCCGTGCTTCGTATCCTGCGCGGTAAGCATCGGTGAGGGCGGTGTGGAGGTCAGCCATCATTCCCTCGTAATCACAGCACTCGAAGCAACTGCCACCTTCTTTATAGAATCGAGTGTTCTCCACAATCTTCTGTATCATAGAAGCTCAACAGAGGCGCGGATAATGCCGTCACGGGCACGCGAGTATGAAATGCCATACTTCTGTGCGAGTTCGGAGATAGTAGCCTCACCGCTTTTGTACTGGTGGTACATGTCGAAGTCATGCTTCGTAGCGCGCGCACCCTTGGGTCCCCGGCGCATGAGTTCCTTTTTGTATTTCTTGTGGAAGACCGCCATGTCATCCTCGTCCATAAAGCGAGAGATAATTTCTCCCACATACATTGTGTTAAATTTCATTGTCGATATCATTATCTTCATCATGGTCCTGTGCTTCACTACGCCACAACTCGCGCTCATCTCCATCGTCGAACACTGGTATGTTATTCATTGAGTGATACGGTTACGTATTCAGTAATCTTCTTTTCAGCAAGTCCCTGCTGCTCTTCCTTAACCTTCTCAAGCTTCACCTTCTCCTCAAGCTTCTTCACTTTATCGGTGTAGATATACGACGTCTTTGCTTTAAGTACAAACTTACCGTACTCATTTTTAATGGGACCGGCGTAGTCTGCTGAAATGGTTTCAGCAAGTTTGGTGCGAAGCATGTCGTACTCAGCGTCGATGTCGTCCTTCTGTGCCTTTAGTTCTGCAAGTCTTTTAAATAGGAAATCCATTTATGATGCTTACTTTATAATGATTTAAGTATTGTCCAATAATGAAATGGAGTCAAGCGCTCCGTGTGGAAAAGTCCTCAGACACCTCCGTAGCGACGCGCACGATGAGTTCGCGCATGCGGTCATGTTCCCAGTCCTCGATGGTGCGTTTAAACACATCGAACTTGCCGGTAAGGTACAGGCTCCTCCCTTCGTCACGGCGCAACAGTCCGCCCTTCTTCTCTTCGGTCCAGTCAGTCTCCATCGCCACGAGCGTTACAACTGGGTGCACAAAGCCAAGTGTCTCTTTCACGAGAAGGTGGTAGAGCAGTAGTTGCTCATGCTTCTGAACGGCGACGCTATTCCACGCCGGTGGTCCATGCTTCTTGCGTATCGACGTCTTGTACTCGAGGATGCGTCCCTTCTTCGGGTCAAACGAATCGATGTACGCCTTAATGGGTACGCCCTCAATCGTGTGCTCGATGGGATGTTCAGACACCTTGTACTTCGGAATCTTTGAGAGCACCGGGTCCTTCTTATACTCATTGGTCTCAAGCATGGTCGCCACTTTCTTGCCGAACTCGGTGAAGGGTGTGCTAAAATCCGGCGCGTTCGGGACGTAGTACTTGGCGCGAAACCCCTCCGGGTCTTTGAGCCACAGTGTCATGGCGCTATACGAGAGATACCCACGGGGGAGGTTATACATATCCACAGTCTACCACTCCACAGTGCCGAAGAAAGGTGTATGATGGGGATATCGAAGTTCCTCGCCACCGCTCAGAGCCAATGGTTTTCAGCATGTTTTTCCATTGTGGGCGGTGATGAGGGTACTCGATACCCGGTTATTAAATAAAGTACACACATCATGGGACTAGAAAAACGAGAGTCACAAAACTACATCAAGGTACTCGGCAGCGACGGCACACTTCGCCTCGAGGTTCCGGAAGGAACGGAAGGGGCAGAGCGACGCGATTATGAAACAAGCGACGGGAAGACCGGCACGAAGCATGAGCTGGTGTACTCTTCACTTAAAGGACGCATCACCAACGTGGAGTTTCACGATGGCGGGTTCGGCACCAATGTGCTTGTCACTGTTGACGACGAGGGTACTGAGTACAAGCTATCACTCAGCGCATCGACACCATTTGGTGAAGACTTCATGAAGAAGGTCATGAACGTCAAGCTCGATGAGTACGTGGTCATTTCACCGTACTCATTCACCGATGAGAAAGGTAAGAGCCGCCGTGGTCTCTCCATCACACAGGGTGATACAAAGATTGCTGACTACTTTAAGGAGAAGGATGGCGACTCATGGAAGCACCTCCACGGATTCCCTGAGCCGAAGGGTGACATGAAGAAGTACAGCAGCGATAAGTGGAAAATGTACTTCACTGAGTGTCGCGTCTTTCTCATTGACTTCTTGAAGGAGAATCTTAAATTTTAAAGTCAAAACTGGTGCCGTCGTACACCTCCGCACGGCACTGGCGCCCATCACACCGAACTAAAACGCCGTCAGCCCCTTTGAGCAGAAATGCGTCGAAGGGGTTTTGACGTCCCATGTCCGGTATCTTGTATGAAAAGCACCCGTTCTGTGTTTCTTTGAGTGCGCGGTCTTGGTGGGGCAGTATCTTGTTGTCGCCGACCTTTATCTCCAGAGCGCACGAACGCGGGTAGTGCTCACGAAACCACGCGACCACGAGTGGGGTCACATCAGCTTCCTTCTTCTGTCGCTTCTTCGGGAGTGGAGGCATATTCTGACGGCACAAAGTCCTTGCCGCTCATAACTGTAGTATACACCCCACGGTCGCACGGTCCGGCGAGCAGGTAGTGGTAGGCAACCGGGTGGAGGTTATGGATGCGACGCACACGGAACTTCATCTGTACGTGGTCGGCAACCTTGAAGGACATCGAGGCAAAGACCACTATCGAGAAGGTGTCGAGGTCGTAGCCCGCGACCAGTGACGCCTGCACCAGGAGCACACATTCATCGTCAGCCTGCGCCTCTGCTATTACTGCCTCCTGGTCTTTGGTACCACCGTGCATCTGGTAGACGTTCCATCGCCCCTTCAGTGCCTGGTACATTTGCTCGAGCTGTTCGCGATAGTACACTACCACCACGGCTTTGCGGTAGTCCTTAATTATCTCCTCAACAGCCGCGTGCTTCTCCTTACCATTCTCCGCACGGTGTCGCTCGTGCCAGGTCAGCTCGGGCGCCGGCTTCAGTTGTTGCAATTTATGCACTACTTCAGTAGCGGGAGGAAGCACGTCCACACAGTCCTTCATCAGTACTATCTCGCAGTGTTGGTCGATGTAGGTGCGGATGGTCTTGCGCCAGTCAGCCTTCGGGAACCAAGCTGGGCGGGGGAGGAAGGGTCGGCGGGCAAGCTCGAAGAATTCTGACTGCCAATTCTTCCAGTCCACATACACACCCAAGAAGCACATAAGTGTGTGCATATTCCACGGCGTACTGCGCACCGGTGTGGCGGTAAGGAGGAGGCGATGGGCGTGTGGTGCCAACGCCAGGTAGTCGTACATGGCTTCACTCCGCTTCGAGCGCGCCCCGCGTATAAACAGTGGCGACGCAAACTCGTCCGCCTCGTCTATGATGACAGCGGTGGGGACCGGGAGGGTGCGCCAGAGCTTCACGAACTCTTCCTTAGTGAGGACAGTAGCTTCGACATCACCGAGTTCCTTTTGCCACTTATTCTTTACCCGCTTCGGGCATACCACCAAACGGTACCCAGTCCTGAGGCGCAGCCACTCGACGCCAGCACGAGTCTTACCGGTACCGCCCTCCCATGCCAGGATAGTGGCGTTAGGATTTCTGTCTATGAATTCTTTTTGATGCGGAAATAACATTGTTCACAAAGCCACCCGTCCTTGGTGGCGTACAGGGCCCCTTTCTTTTCTTTGTGGTGCTCACAGGTCTTCATATTCTTTGAGGCGCATACCCACTATCTTTCGCAGGTACCAGTCATCTTCCTTTACTTTGTATAGCCACTCTAGGTAGCCACGGTCGGTGATGTCAGACACGCGCATGCCCTGATACTTTCCAAACGGGATGATGTAGTCCCGCGTTGTCAGCGGGCGTTTGTCACCGTTCTCGCTGTAGAGGTGTTCGTCATCACCCTTCTTCATAAACCACCAGACACTCATACTGAATCTATATCACGCACCATGCGTGTGATACCCATGTTGTTAAGTTGCCACTGCTTCTCGCCACTGTCCTCATCCTTCAATTCTATAATACCAATAGCCTGAAGTTGGTCGAGTTCCTTCTTCACTACCTCAGTGTGCATACCGGTCGCTGCCGATACGTTGCGTGCGGTCAGGCGCTTGTCCGCGTCATGGAGTGTCACGAGTGCGCGCAGCCACATCCTGCGTTTATCATTACACAGACTGTACGCACACCACTGAAGCGCCGAGGTGAGGTCGGCGGGGAGTGGGAGCGTCGGCTCTTCCGCCATACACTGAAGCGCCTGCGCGATACTGGTGAGCTGTTTCATCACACGGAACGGCATCTCAGGCTCCGGAAACTCGTCGACCAAACCAGAGCGCTCATCGATGTGGACCGGTGTGCGCATGAGCGTGGAGAATTCACTCATGGTCTGTATGGTCTGGTAGGTCTCCGGGTGGATGACCGGCAGAAACTTCTTATCCTTCGGCAGTCCCTCAATGAGTGTCACCACATACTCACGCACAGCGTGTGAGAGGCGTTCGGTTATTTCTTCTGAGGTGTACCGGTGTGAGGTCACAAACTGGACTGCCTTGTGTATGTCGTACCGCTTCATGCGGTAGTTGATGAAGCGTTCACCCATGTCCGACACCTCAGCGAAGTACCGATAGATAGACGGGGTTGCGCCCGCAATCATGCCGACATACCCTTGCCATATCTGCGCGTCCTTACGGTTACCTGTACTCTTCGAGAAACGCCCGTCATAGAGCATGCGGAACTGCGAGAGGATTTCTGCTCGCTGCTCGCTGTTCTTACTAAACAGGACCGTGAGGTCGTCCATGGACAGTATGCCGTGCTCACCAATGCGCCCGAGCAGAGAGTTCTCCACACCAAGCGTGCCGGAAATGAGGGTGTTCGAGGTGAGGTCGTCTATCTGGTGTATCAGGTCCGGGTTGGCGCGTGCAAACGGACGAATGATTTGCGACTTACCACCACTTGATGGACCAATAAGAGTGAGCCATACCGGGTCGCCGAGCTTCAGGCTGTTGGCGACAATGCTGGCGATGATGATGTCCACCATGCCGTAGTCCTCAATATAGAGCATCTCTCCGATGCGTGCGTGGAGTTCGGCGCGGGTCATGACATTTCATTTACCGCCTCCTTAAAAGAGCAGTTATGCTTCAGCCGATATACATCGATACTGTCGTAGCGTCTACCACACGCACCGAAGCAGTAGGCACTGTTGGTCTTCGGGTAGTGTTGCAGGCTAGGTGTCTTCTCATTGTGGAACGGACAGCACGCCTTGCGCTGGCGGAAGGTGATGAGTTGGTCGATAGGGTACGCACGCGCGCGTTCTACCTTGTCGGTCAGATTAGGGTTCGGGGTGTGGCTACGCACCTTCTGTTCCTGGTGCTTATCGAGCCATGCCTTGTGGAACCGGGTGGGGAGCCACGTTGCTTCGCGTTTCTTTTTATCCTCCTCCACCGCTTCACGAGTGGGGTACTGGAGTGCGCTGTCCATGAGTGCGCGGAAATCACCACCGCGCGAGCAGTAGTCCGATATATCTTTTACGCCCGGCATCTCCGGTATGAAGATAACTTTGGCGTGGGGGAGTGACTCGAGGGTCTTTACTGCGCCGTCAGCACCTGCGTCGTCATTGTCGTAGCAAATATACACCTCACGCCCTACGAAGTGCTCACTCCACTCTTGCCTCCACGACATAGCACCACCGGTCGAAGATACGGAGGCGATGTTCTGTGAGCGAAGGACGAGGGTGTCGAGTTCGCCTTCGGTGATGACTACCGGTCCATCGGGTAGGTTGTGGATGCCGAAACAGGCGACTGAGGAACCGGCGTCATACAGGTACTTTGGCTTGGCGTCATCAGCGGGGTTGCGTCGGTACTTGTTAAAAAGGACATGTCCGCTTGCGTCTTTTACGGGTATGACAATCGCGTCTTTTAGTTTTGGGTGGTCGCCCTCGTGAATACCAAAGTCGGAAATGACGTCGACGGTAATACCGCGACGCATAAGCCATACTAAGATATTCGATTGCATGTGTGCATCATATCATGCACACATTGTGGGGCGTCTAGTTCTTTGGTGTGGATAAGTAGCCGTCAATGATTTGGCGGACACGTTCGCGGGTGAGTCCATACCGGGTGCCGATAGCCTGAAGGGTGAGTTTGTCTTCGTAGCGCAGTTTGGTCATGGCGTGGGCCCGCTCGGTGCGTTTCTCTGGTGTCATGTAATGGTTCTCCCGGCGTTCGGTCGCTGCTTGGTCGCGCAGTGCGCGGTAATGTTCTATTTCCATAGTGACAAGTTTACTCCTTGTTTCTGGTATTGTCAACTTGACCCAGGGGAAAATCCTTAAATTTGACATTTATTCCGTGGCGTATTCCCTTGCGATATTGGACTTGTGCATTTGACAATTAACCTGTACGCTGTGTTCAGCACGCCTCCCTTGCGGGGGCGCTACTAAACACCGGGGTACAGGCGGGTATAATGTTATAGTTTGTATTGGATATTGGCATAAAAAAGACCGCAACGGGTGCGGTTGTTTTTATAATTCTGCCGTCCCTCGCAAGCTCGAGACGTCAGGGTACAACATCCTTTTACGATTAAAATCGATTTCCTAAAATTTAGGTTTTTCCAAAAATGCGTTCGCCCCTTTTCGCTGTAAGTTGGGGCGTTGTTCGTTGGGGTTAGCTTGCCCGCGTTTCGTTTCTCTCCTCAATGAGACACAAAAAACCGCCATCTTTCGATAGCGGTTTGATGCTTGCGGGTTGTTATCGTCGCAAGGGTAGAACCGTGTTTTTGTCGTCTTTCACGAGCTGTTTCAGTATCGAGAATGCGTTACGCTTCACGATATCATTTTTTGAGCTAAGGAGCTCCCCAAGCGTCTTGTTAGCGTGGTTCATTTCCGTACTTGTTAGGCCATACGCGCTCCTCTATCGCGCGTATGACGTCCTCAGGCAAGTTATGCACCTGCTCGCGCTTCATTTTTCCGCGCAGTTCTCGCAGATAGTATCCCACCGTGCCAACGTATATGGTCTGTGTGTGGCTGTACTGGTTCACGCAGTCCGGCGAACCCTGCCCGCGTGACATCGTGTAGACGTCCACACGCGGGATACCCTTTTCTGTCCGTATGACTGCTACCGTGTAGCGGTCTGCGGTGGTTCCTCCATTATCGTACACCCGTACGCGTCTGCTCATCACACTGTGCCATAATCGCAGACCGGGGCACTGCTCCCCCCAAGTGCACAGGTGGGGGGTTACTCGTTCGCTAGTCATACCTTGGCAAGGTTAGCGAGGATATCGCGTGCCATATTTTCTATAGCACGCTCCCATGCATACGTGAGTACGCTTGCAAGCTTGCAATCATCACTCCCGCTCGCGCTCGCTAGCGCGTCCTCCACGATATCCCAGGCATTCACGTCCTGCACAATTTCCGCAAGTTCTGCATTCATGTACGGCAATTGTGCCGTGATAGCGTCCTGCATGACGCCACGGCCGTCCTCCAGTGCTTCTTCCGGGGTGTCGTAGTACCCCAAAACCTCGCACAGAGCGTCCACGGCCTTATATGCCACGTTGTAGCTAAAAGAAAAGCCGAGCCCACTATCTCGTTGCGCGTCACTTACTGCGCGATAGATAGCGTGCTCTTCTGTACCCTCTTTCGCACGTAGATATTCATCGTGGAATATAATGCGGGTACCTTCAGGCGCTTGCATTGTGGTGAATACCCTTGCAAGGTGCTCTCTGTATTGTTTCCTTATCATTGTTTTTTTATATATGCGTATAATTCCCGCGCACTCTATAGCTCGCGCTTTCGCGCTTTTGGTGGTGTGCGGGTACGGTTGTCAAAGAACGAGGGTACTATACCCCACTGCGCCTCGCATGACTGCGAGACGCTAGGGAAACACTACCGGAAAGCAATCACCCCTAACTCCTCCATTTTCTCTGCAATTTCTTCCGCTTCACTTGTGAGCTTTAGCCACTCGCGGAAAATTTCCGGACGCTCCTCTTTTAATCGTGCCCGCTCTGCGCGGTTCATGTCATCGAGGTCATACATGTCGTATTCGATGTCGTCGTATTTTTCTTCGATGACGTCCCACGCGTAGCTCTCAAAATAAAACCCGCACTCCCCCAGCCCGTACCCCCTGCGCCTCGCTAAGTCCATCACTTCTCGCGCTATTTTCAGTGCGTTGCTATTGTTTTTCATTTTTATAGTATAAGTCTGCTAGTATCTGCCACTCCCTCGCGTATCATTTTGGCCAGTATTCTATCTCCCTCATCGCTCCGAAAGTCATAGAACCGTATCACTGGTGTATCACTGCGGAACTGTTGTAGGCGATAGTCTACAAAATAGCGTATGCGCCGGTAGGTGTAGGTTGGTAGTGGCATAACTAGTCTTTTATCATTGCCCGTAAGTCCGTATAATTCTTCTCACTGTAGTACTCGAACCCGACAAAAGGACACTCCTCGCACACGTACGCATAAGTACCATTGTGCGCTCTGTGCTCCAGCTTCCCTGCGTTGCATAGTGGGCATTGTGCGTCTGCGTATATTTTTTCTGTCATAGTTTTTCTCCGCGAAAATTATTTTACAACCTCACTCTCCCGCGACAATTCACGCATGGGCATTTTGTGTCTATCGTTTGTGCAATAACCTCATCACCACAAAATGCGCTATATATGGCCACGTTCCCATGCGTTTGCGTCACTTCTATTTCTGCTAGTGTTTCGTGGTCTTCACCAGCAATTATTTTGATAGATAGCTCCTTGTTTTCGTTCTCTCCCTCTTCCGACACTATAGCGTATAGTTTTGGCATATTTTCCCCGCGAAAATTATAATTGCACCCTGCTATTCATCGCGCGTAGCAATACATTTTCGATAGCGTCACCCGCTGTCTTCCCGTATGCCATATAACCGCCCGCTTCCCCTTTTTGCTGTAATGTCGCCACCATAAGCCCCGCCACGTTGTAAATTTTGATTTTCATTTTTCTACTTGTAGTAAGCTAGTATATCGCGCACAAGCTCTAGCCCCTCTTTCGCTCGCGCTAGCGTCTTCCCCTCTCTGTCTATATTCCACTTATCATCCCGTAACTCTTCACCGTCACCGAACGAACCGCCCGCATAATACCTTTGGTCTTTTTCCGCATGTCTCAGCATTGTCTCTATCGCTCTCTGCTCTTTCCTCGTGAGGAATAGCACCCCGTTTTTTACTTTCATAACTAGTTATGACCAATGAATAACTGCACGAACACCCACACGAACGCGAGGCCAAAGATACATGCCACCACAATAGTGGCTGTCTCCTTTATTGCCTCGTTCCTGCGCTGTCGTGCTTTGATGTGTCGGTACGTGTATGCATTGTGCTCTGAGTCCGTTGCAAAGTGTTTGATTTTCATGGTGTTATTTCTTATTGCTACACTCTGGATAATGTCCGCCACCATGGCCACCACATGTATCGCACTTGCTCTGTGCCCACGTTGCCATATCGTCTGTAGACTTGTTTTGCATGGTGTTATTTTTGCGTTTTGATAATGAAGCGCACTCCCGCGATTGTGCTCATTCCCGTACGGTTGATATAGCTCACTTCAAAGTCTATATCTTCCGCTTCATAACCGCCGTCATCTCCTTCCGCGTATAGCTTTTTAACTCTTTCGCGGAATTCTGCTTCCGTGTACTTCAACCACAGTTCCGTTGGTATGAACTCGTTCGCTTCGATGTACGTTATCTGTGTCATAGTGTTTTATTCATTATTGCTACTCCCCTAGTATAGTCTCTGTGTGTCAACTTGTCAACTGCTAGGGTGTGGATAACTTGCGTGGGTGGTATAATGGTGGTATGGCACGAAAGAAGAATATAACTGGTGTGAAGGGTAGGCGGTCATATGATGACCCGCGCGTGGCGATTTTCAAACAGTACTTCCTCGACCCGAAGAGCCCCACCTTCATGAATACGTTGCAGTCGGGGTTGCGTGCAGGGTACTCACAAGAGTACAGCGAAAGCATAGGAGCGCAACGAGCGCGCTGGTACGTTGAAATGCTAGAAAGTACCGAAGGGATGCGCGCGCAACTTTTGGCGTCCGCGGAAAGGGCTCTTGTCGAAGCTACTCAGTATGATTCATCGAATAAGGACTACGCAGTGTTGAAACTAAAAGCTTCAACCTTTGTATCGGAGCGTCTCGGAAAGGACGCCTACAGTGCGCGTCAGGAGCTTACTGGAGCAGGTGGGAAGCGTCTTTTTGACGACGAGAAGCGCGAGCGTGCGAAAATGCCCCTCTCGGCGCTCTTTAAAGGTGTGCAGGAGGCACCCAAGCACACAAACTAGCGCCACACAGTGAGACACGCGTACCATGCGTGTCTTTTTGCGTGTGACAGTACTATGAAAGCGACATATTGTAGCGCTATACACGGCCATATTGTGCGCGCATGAATGACGGTCGACAATATACATTTTGCGACTCTACCCCTCAGAATCGCGCGCAAACTCACGGCCGTCACTGTCTGAAATTCAAAGACGGGGGAGGGGGTGTGAAAACGTGACCAACATTATTTAGGTACCATAAGGCACCAAACCCGCGCACCAAATTTTTGAAAACCAACCCTTGACATCCCAAGACTGACATCCCAAGACTGACATCCCAAGACTGACATCCCAAGACTGACATTCTTTAATTTGTCCACACCCCCACCATTGACACCCACCCTGTGTGCGACCTATTGTGTGGCTATGTATAAAATCCATTCATACGAGTCCATACTCGCAAACCTGCGCCGTTTAACAGAAGAATTGGGGCACGAACCAACAACACCCGAGATTGATGCTTGCCCGTATCTACCCTCCTCACGCCACCTACAGCGCATGTATGGAGGACTTAAACGTATTCGACCAGAGGCGGGGCTCAGTCTCAGGGACCACACCACTGGAAATACCAGAAAAAAAACAGCAATTACGGCAATCGAGAGGGCAAACCTGTACGAAGCTGAGATATGGAAGAAGATGTATAAAAGACATAAAAGCCCCACCAGGGATGTCGTAAGAGACTACGCATACCAGCAGTACCAGGAGGGAGAAAACTGGTATAAAAACATCTCATGCGACATCGCGCTTGTGGACCCCACACACGTGACCTTAATAGACCTATTCTATCCAAAGGACATGCGCTCATATAAGGGGTGTGTAAGAGCCAAAATGGCAAAGCTTAAAAGACATCCCGTGTCCTTGATGCCGCCCACCACTCATGAAGTGATTTTTGTCTGCGTAAACCCGGACATCACCCCCACACACCCCAATGTGTTGTCATATTCTGAGTTTCAGAAGCGTTTTCTCTCTTGATATTCCAAAAACGCGTGTCATAACAGACCCCTAAATTGGGGTCTTTTTTGGCCAAAAAGCCCATGCCTGTAGCCAAAAAACCGAAAAATCAGGTCGATTTCACGGCTAACATCCTGGTCTTTTTCCACTTGCGCTTTTGACATACAACCTGTAAGCTGTGCTAAGCACACCTCCCTTGCGGGGGTGCTACTCAGCACGGGTTACAGGCGACAGTTATGGTGTAATTTAACCCACCATTTTCCCCTTTCTGAATGGGTGTCGGGTGTATACTGAATACACGATGGAAGTACCACAAGCAGCAATCGACCTTGCCGAGCAAACTATCGCCAAGGGCACGGACGAAGAAATCATCGCCTTTTTCGCGTTCGATAAATCCGAACCCCGGGCGATGATTGCTTTCAAGTTTCAGTATTGGGCGTTTCGGCTCTTCCCGCGGTATTACCAATCCGAACCCGCAGAGTTCCACACCCAGTTCATCATGAATATGCTCGGAGCCTACTACGGCGACCATAACTATTTGAACTTAGGTTTCCGCGGATGTGCGAAGACCACGTACTCCAAACTCTTCCTGACCTACGTACTTTTGAACGACCAAGACCACCACCGCAAGTACATCAAAGTACTGACCCGCAACCTGGGTAACGCAAAGCAGGTGGTCACGGACATCTACAACATGATTGTTGAGACCCGTCAGTTGTACGGCAATATCTTTCAGAAGGAAGATGATTCTAAGCACGAAGAAACGATGGCTAGTTTCACCACCGTCGACGGCGTTAAGCTTCTTGCCGGCACTATCGGTATGACGCAACGCGGACACATTCAAGACGCCTACCGTCCTGACTTCCTGGTATTCGATGACGTGGAGGACCGTGAAAGCACCCAGTCCCTGACTACCACCGAGTCGACCATCTGGCGCATCGACGAAGCCATCCAGGGACTCGCAGCTGACGGCGCGTACATGGTGAACGGTAACTACATTTCGGAAGAGGGGGTCATACAGTGGTTCCTGAATAAACCGCGCATGGTGGTGGACAAGATTGCCATCCAAGATGAGAATGGAGAACCGACGTGGCCTGCGCGGTACGACAAAGAGAAGATTGCAAAGATTAAGGACGATGCTGATGACTTCTATGGGGAGTACATGTGCGACCCAACCCGCGCCGACAGCGCCTTCTTCGACCGTGCTCGTGTCGACCGCGATATCGACGGTGTAAAACAACCCCACCGTGAATCCGCAGGTGTGAAGTACTGGGGTGAGTACCTCCCCCACCACCGGTACGGTATTGGCGCTGATACAAGCGAGGGTATCGGCAAAGACGCCAACACCTTTGCGCTCTTTGATTTCGGCAGTCTCCCCTCAGACATCGGCGTACTGACCGCCACGTATTACAACAACCGCATACCACCGGACCTTTTCGGACATGAGCTTGCGCGTGTCGGCGCTGAGTTTGGAAACTGCATCGTGGCGCCGGAAGCGAACAACACCGGACACGCAACCATCGCCGCCATGCGCGGATACCCGAACCTGTTTACGGAGCGGCGTGAGGGCAACCGGCAGATTAAGGTGACGGACAAGATTGGGTGGAGAACTACTCGAAAGAGTAAGCCACAGATGCTGTTTGACTTCCGGAAAGACTACAACGACGGGCTGATTAAGATTTACGACATCAATGTGCTGAAGGAGCTGCGTTCATTCACTACTGCCGACCTCACCGATACACAGATTGGTATGGTCACCCGCCACTTTGACCTCCTTATGGCCGTCGTTATCGGCTGGCAGATGCGGAAATACGCGCATGTGACGTACCAGGAGTCGACTTTCGAGGAAGAGGAGCCACTGTACAGCGATATTGGCATCTAGTCGGTGGTATAATGTGGTCACTAACCCACATTTCATGATTAAAAAGGAGATTCGAGACAAGATTGTGTCGCAAGCGCTGACCGAACTTGCGTTTGCGCGCCGGTATAAGCAGGGCAAGGTCACCAACTGGCACAAAAACGAACAACTGTATTACGGAAAGAAGGAAAAGACCGACGATGCGCGCGCAAATGTCGGTCTCGGACGCATGCAGGAGTTTGTGCACACGCTTTTGTCTAAGGTGGACAACCCACTGACCTTCACATTCTCGAAGCGCAAGGAGTCACAGTTGAAGCGCGTCGCGCGATTGAACTCCCTGAAGGAGTACGACGCGAAGCGCGATTTCTGGGACATGAAGGACATCGCCGGCAAGAAGCAGGCCATCATCTACGGACGCGCAGTGTATGCGTACCATGCCTCGTCTGACAATGGATACCTCCCGAACTTGGAGAACGTGGATGTGTACGACTTTTTGATTGACCCAAGCGCAGGAGGCATCGATATCGAGAAGGGACGCTACATGGGACGCTACGGTGTCATTAAGAATCGGTACGACCTTGAAGGGAACAAGATGTATATCCGCACTGAGGTGAAGGATTTGCTCGAAGGTTCCGGTAACGCAACTGAGTCAACACAGGAAAAGACCAACAAACAGAATCGCACCTACTTGCAGGGGTCGGAGAAGAACGAGAAGCAGAACGGAGACGCAGACACCTTTATCTTCTGGGAGTGGTTTACCACCTTCGAGGGCAAGCGCTACTACCTTCTCCTTTCGGAGACCGGTGCTCGTGCCATTCGTGTAGAGGAACTCTCAGACGTATTTGCTTCCGGACTCTGGCCGTTCTGGACGTACGCTGCGTTCCCTGACCTGACTGAGTTCTGGACACCATCGTACTGCGACTACGCGCGCGAGATATTCATGGCGCAGGAGGTGTCTATCAATCAGATGCTTGACAACGCGGAGCAGATTAACAAGCCGATGAAATACGTGGACGTGTCGGCGATTGAGGACTTGGCGCAGTTGAAGTATCGGAAGAATGGGTACGTGAAGGTGAAGGGCGGTATGGACCCCAATAAGGCGGTACGCATGGTGGAAACACAGAGCATCACCACACCTATCGAGGTCTTCAAGATTCTCGACGCGATTCAGGACCGCGCGTCTGGTGTCACTCCCGGTGTTGCAGGTATGGCGGACACGGATGGTCGCGCAACTATCTACGAAGGGAACCAGGCCAACGCTGCGGACCGGTTTGGTCTTTTCAATAAGACGTATGCGTTCGGGTACGCGCGATTCGCGAACCTATGGGAACAAGGTGTGCGCGAACACTTGGTGAAGCGCGAGGCGGTGGACATTCTCGGTCCCGAGGGCATTGAGGTGGATATGATTTCACGCCGTGACATCTTCAGGAAGAGCGACAAGTTTGCGGTACTGATTGAGTCATCAAATGCGGAACTTATGCTCTCGGAGCAGAAGCGCCGTACCCAGGTTGCGTTCCTTTCGGCTATGATGAACAACCCTACGGTCAACCAGAAAGAGTTGGTATCGGTTCTTGCGAACAAGGCACTGCTCGAGCCGGAGGAAATCCGTCGTCTGCTCGATGTCGACAACTACGCATCGGCTGAGGTGATGAGCGAAGCGGCACGTGACGTGGAGGACATATTGGACGGCAAGATGCCACGACCAAACCGTGTCGCCAACGCGGCGTACAAGCAGTACTTCGTGAACTACATGCAAGACCATGAGGAGGACATGGACATGGAGCAAATGATGCGCATGGTACAATACATTCGTTCACTCGACGAGGTTATCGTCGCCAACACTGTGCGTCAGGCACGCGAAGACGCGCAGAAGCAGATGATGACTGAGGACGAGGGGATGGGAACCCCAACTAGGATGAGGGCTCCTGGGCCAGCGCAGCCATTACAGGACATAATCCAACAGAATGTACCGAATCAGTAAAAAGGCGAAGAATTACAAAGACGCAACCATAGAGAAGAAGTACGAGCACACGATTACTTTTTCTATTGCTGAGATTGAGGCGCATGAGGTCAAGCTCGAGAAGCTCCTTAAGGAAATTGAGGGACTTGTCGAAGTTGAAGGAGCAAAGGTAAAGAACATTGAAGCAAACCATAAGTGGGTCAAGACTATGACGCCACAGGATTTGCTCACTGCCTGGATGTATTACGAGTCACTCCACCGTATTCAGGAGGTGCTCCCGAAGCGTGCCGAGGTGAAGAAGCAGATGAAGGAATACAAGAAAGAGAAGGCCGAGATTATCAAGGCACTTGGTTTCGATGAATCAGAAGCCTAAAACAGAAGAGGAAGTAGCACTCGATAAGTATCACGACTTGAAGGCACTTGCTGACATCCCCGGAGGGAAAATCCTAGTTGAGGCTCTCCTGACAGATTCGGTCAGTAAGGTCGACACGCTGATGTCGCAGTACCAGTCACTCAGTCATATCGAGATGATTGCGCTGTGCGCGTCCATCAAGGAAAAGATGGACATCGTGCGCGCACTGACTCGTGCGGAAAGCAACCTAAAGGAACTGAGTGACGCACTCCAAACTTAGTTTGGCGTGTCCCCTGTGTGTGTTAAAGCCCCATCCGGCACGCACAGGGTACATGCCACGCTACGTGGTATAATTTATTTACGTCAAGGTGACGGTCAAACACCTTGCAGACTAGCTGCTAACAACTAGGTTTTATGTCACAAGAAGTCGACACTACTCCCGTTGGAGAGGTAATCCAGCCAGAGGCAACTGCACAAACCGAGCAAGCACCGGAGAGCAAACCAGTAGAGACTATTGGCGAAACTCTCGGCGAAAAGAAGGTCGTAGATTCCGTACCCCTCGCACGTCTCAATAAGGAGATTACACGACGTAAGGAACTCGAAGCGAAGATTGAACAGCTCCAGAAAGCTGCGGCCGCGGACACTATGTCCAAGACCGAAATCGCGCACGACTTGAAAGCCCTTGCTGAGGAGCACAACATCGACGCGGGGTTTCTAGATAAACTCGCGAAGACTATTAAGGCTCAGGCCGACGCCGATATAGATGAGAGGCTTCGACCAATCGCTGAGCGGGAACAGATGGAGAAGCGTGAGAAGGCGTTTACTGAGCACTTCACTAAGGCGCTCGAGAATATGCCGGACTTTAAGGGGGTGGTAAATCCCGAAGTCATCAAGCAACTCGCCTTCAATCCTGCAAACGCAAACAAGACGTTCGCACAACTCATCGAAGAGACCTACGGAAATACCCTTCAGGGAAAGAGAACCATCGAAACAGCAACACCGCGAGGTGGCGCGAAGAACGAAGCGGTTGATATTGACCGAGCACGCCGGGATAGTACCTACTTCAAAGAGGTAATGGCAAACCCGGAACTCAAGAAAGAGTACAACGACCGTCTCCACGAACGAGTGCAGATATAAAGGGATGGGGCTTTAACCTAACATTATGGCCCTTACAGATTTTGCTCCGCAGTTCGATAATGCCTACCAGGAAATCTTCCAGAAGGTACTTGTCGCTAAGGAGATTATGAACACTCGCTTCGAGCCAAAGCTTCGCTTCGGTGAATCTATTGAGCGCGTAGCATACGACATCAGCGGTGTACAGGTTCGCTCAGTCTCCCGAGGCTCAGCTTCAACCATCGACACCATTACTGATTCAGTCGAACTCCTCAACATCAACCTTGAGAAGGAGGCTGTCTTCCACATCTCTGATGGTGAAGTAACACAGGCAGGTCCACTCAACCCAGGCGAGACTATCGGAGCTAAGATTGCGCACCTCGTTGCCGCAGACCTCGATGCTCGATGCTTCGCTGAGGTGGACAATGCACTCTACTCGTTCGATAACGGCGACCTCACGACGCTTGCGTCTACCGGTACTGCTATCACACTCAGCTCAACTACGGTTCCTCAGATGGTATCTCGCATGCCAGCTAAGCTCCGCTTCCGCAACAACCAGGAGGTTACGACCAACATGGTGTTCGTTGTCGACAGCTATGCAGCTTCTGACATCGCTCAGTACCTTCTCGGCAAGAACATCGACCTCGCAGGTGCGGTCTTCAAGAACGGTTACACTGGCGACATTTCAAACGCTAAGATGTACGTTTCTGAGAACCTCAAGGGTGAGGCCACGCTCGTTGTTGATATCGCTACAGCTGATGAGGTGTTCACCATCTTTGGTGTCACCTTCACCGCTAAGGCATCTCCAGCAGCTGCTGGTGAGTTCGATGTCGCAGCTTCAGCTGACGCACAGGGACAGATTATGGTGGACATGCTTAACGGTACTGGTACCCCAGGCGCGTCTTCATACATTGCCCTCTCGGATGCTGACCGCAACACCCTCATCGCTGCCGGTGTAGAGGCTTCGTACAACACTGGTACTGATGTCCTCACTGTAACAGCACGTGGCCGCATCATCTTCTCGACTACTATGTCAGGAGCTACGACGAACAAGCTTCACTGCTACTTCGGTAAGCGCGGAGCTATCGACCTCGTTGTTCAGGACATGAAGGAAGTCGACATGCGCCGCACCGCTGACCGCCGTGGTACTAACGTCTTCACCTCATACCTTGCAGGTCTCAAGACCTTCTCGGATGGTGCGAAGAAGTTCCTCGACGTGCACATCCTCGTCGCTTAACCTTAATTGGTTACTCCGTCCCTCTCTCGAGGGGGCCGGGGATAACCACTTAACGATATGACTAAGGGTGAAATCATAACTAAATTCACACTCTATCTGGACGACCAGTCGGAGCTTTCTTCGCAGGAGGCGTCTGATTTGTTCGATAAGATTTATCGTAAAGTAAATGCCTCGCGCCCGTGGGAGGGAACGAAGAAGGAGGGCACCGGCACGCAGTCTACGTCGGTCCCGTACATCTCTCTCGCTACTGATTTCCTCTACCTGACACAGAATAAAAACTTCACTAGCTCTGGTGAGTACGGGTATGGTCCGGTTGTGTTTGTTGGTTCACAGTACACACCCTATCAGGTAGTCTCATGGTCTGACCGCCGACAGTATCGCGACAAGAGTGGATACGCGTACATAGACCTCCCAAACTCGCGACTCTACTTCACGCGCCAGCCTGCGTCTGCCGACAGTGTTGAATACGACTATCACAGTCAAATGCCGGAGCTTGCTACTGAGGACACCCCATGGTTTCCCGAAGAGTTCCACGACATCCTCTACCACGGTATGTGCGTCGATGATTTCGTCATCCAGCAATCAGACAAAGCGAAGAGTTATCAAAACGTCCACGAGAAGCAGTACGCGGACTATCTGACCAATATGGCTTATTGGAACTCTCGTCTGATTCAGGAGGTATGACCACCAAGAACACCATTAAGGCATTTGCGTCCGGTACTCACAATCGTATTTCTGACGAGCTTATTCCCGCTGACGCGGCGTCTTCTTCTATTGGCTGGCTGACGAAAGACGGGCGTGTCGAACTCATGTATGGGCGCAAAGCAAACGGCGCAGAGGGTGCGACCGGCAAGGTGTACGCAGAACACGTTGCGTACCGTGTCGATGGCACCGCTATCCGCTACCGCAAGGCGGGTACCAAGATTCAATACTTGAATGGTTCCACGTGGACCGATGTTGTCACCGGACTGACCGTAGGTGATTGCACCTTCTCAAACTACTTCTCGCTCGCGGGTGCGTTTGTGTATGTCTTCGACCCGCTGAATAACATCTATAAAATCTGCACCGCAAACCCCGCGAGCTACGCATCGATGTATGACTCGACCAAGAACTTTAAGGGCTACGCCTTCATCGATAAGGGTCGCACAATCATGTGGTCGACTGTCACCGACAAGACCGGTCTCTACGGTTCAAAGATTGACCCACAGACTTCGGCGGTCTATACGGCAGTTACTGGAGAAGCAACCACCTCTCTTTCCGGCACCCTTGCGTTCAAGGCAGGTGGTGCAACACGAACGTGCTTCGCAGTCCAGATAACACTCACCGGTACTGGCGAGGTGTACAGCGATAACTACAACGGTGTACTCACCGGCTCGCTCGGCGGCACCGGCACCATTAACTACATGACGGGCGCATACACCGTGACCAACTCTGGTGTCGGTACGGTGAACTACCAGTGGGAGGATTCTAATACGGGAGGCATCACAGACTTCCGCAAGTCGACAACGCGCGTTGCGGGCGAGGGATTTGTTGTTCGTCAGGACGCGGGCGGTGATTCCATCAAGGTGGTCGTGCCGCTCGACGGCTCATACTTCTCGATGAAGGAGAACAGCATCTACCGATTTGAACTCGACGCCACAGACCTCAACCCGGTAAACGAAATCTTCCGCACCGAGATTGGTGTGCAGTCACTGCGCTCAGCGTGTGCGACTTCTTCTGGCATCGTTTACATCGACACCGGTAATGCGTCAGGTGCAAAGCTCTCTATCGTGCAACGCAACCCTGTCGGTGATAACTTCAACACGGTTGAACTCTTCCCGCACTTCTCATTTGATTCATACACTTACAGTGACGCCGCGCTTGAAGCGTGGGACGAATACGTGCTTGTTGCCTGCAAGGAAGACAGCAGTGAGAACAACCGTCTGCTTATGTGTAGCATGACTGACAAGACGGTGGATGTCGCTCCATACGGCGTGCGTGCTTTTGCTAAGGATTCCGGATTCCTCTACGGAGGCGACCCTGTGTCACTCACCTCATACGAACTCTTCACTGGTTTTGATGATATGGGTCTCGAGGTCACGAACGAGTGGATATCGAAGAATGATAACTTCGATATGGAAGAACTAAAGAAGGTAAAGAAGTATCGCTTCCGCGGACGCATCGACCCGAACCAAACTATCGCGGTGTACATGTCTACCGATAATGGAGACTTCCAGCGTATTGGCACCATTGTGGGCTCGGCTGATTACGTCGACTACAATTCAACGTACGCGATTGGTACGTCTTTGATTGGAGCAGACACCATTGGTGGTGGTGATGACGTACCAATCTACAACTTCTTGATGGAGATAAAGTTCCGTGTCCCGAAGTGGCGCAAACGACGTATTAAGTTCGTGGCTGAGGGCTTCGGATATTGCGCAATTCAGCAACTGTGGGACTGGGACATCTGGACCTTCGCTGACAAACTACCGAAGACTTCCCGCCTCACCCAGAACGTATCCATCGATGGCTTGACCGTTGACCAAGACGAACCCGAATACTAGTTGCGTGTTATAATTTTATTGATTTATGGCGAACCGAATTCCTCTAGCATACGCAGACGTAGAACTCCAGCTTTCGACCTCAATTTCGGTCGGTGGTACCTCATTCTCAGTGGCATCAGCGACAGATGATGATGGAAATGCGCTCCCTGCGGGTAAGTACTGCTTCACTGTTGACCGCGGAACATCTGCGAAGGAATACCTCATCGGTCAGCTTAACGGCACCTCCGTAACATCGGTGTACTCAGTCTCGCGCCAGGGTGTAGAAACGTCCGGCGCAGCGCGCGCGCACCGCATCGGCGCATCGGTAATCCTTACCGACTTTGCGACCATTCAGCGCGTCGCGGACATTCTCCGCGGACAGGTTGACCTCGATGGTTCATCTCCAGTTGGCTATGACGCAGAGCCAACTCTCGCAGACCGCAAGGACCTTGCTACGGTGGGTTACGTGCTCGATACCGTGTCTGGCGGCACCGTTGCGTACGATTCACAAATTATTTCTTCTGCGACAGGAGGAGAAAACATTGTGGCCGGAAACCTTGTCTACTTTAAAACCTCAGACCAGGAGTGGTACCTTACTGACGCGGACACAGCAGCAACCGTTGACGGTGTACAGCTCGGTATTGCACTTGGTACTGGTTCTAACGGCGTTGCCATCACTGGTGGCGTTCAGATTTCTGGTACCTACACTACGACAGGACTTACTGCTGGCGCGCTTTATTACGCTTCCAACACAGGTGGAGCTATTTCATCAAGCGCAGGAACCACAAGCCGTGTCGTAGGTCTCGCCCTCTCGACCACCAAACTCTTGCTCATCCCGGTAAATCCGCAGTCGCTCACAAAGACCAACTTTGATTTTCTTGCCGGCGCAACCGGTCTGGTTTTGCCATTTGCGGGTAGCGTTGCACCAACAGGATTCCTTCTTTGTTACGGTCAGGCCGTGTCGCGCACAACATACGCAGCGCTCTTTTCTGTAATTAGCACAACGTACGGTGTGGGAGATGGTTCATCAACCTTCAATGTTCCCGACCTTCGCGGACGCATTATTGCTGGCCTCGACAACCTCGGTGGCTCTTCTGCAAACCGCATCACGGATACGGGTGCAGACTCGCTCGCGGGTACATTTGGTGCTGAGACACACACTCTTACGACAGCCGAGATGCCAAGCCACACCCACGACATAATGAATGGAAGCACCGGCAATAGCGGTAGTGGCTACATCATAGTTGATGCAATCGAGAATAATAATACTTCTGGAACCCTTTACGCAGCAGCGCTGGCAACAGGAGGAGGCGGCGCCCACAACAACGTCCAGCCAACCCTCTTTATGAGCTATATCATAAAGACGTAACATGCCTACCATGTACCCCAACGACCCACTCTACGACATCACGGAAGCTCCCGGCGGGCAGACCAAGATGGACGGCGCGCTTCGTTCAGCGATGCCACCAGCGCCACTGACACTCAGTCCTGAGTCTATTGCTATGGCGCAAGCGAAGATGCCAGCACCAGTCGCCCCCTCAACCGCGGGTGTGTCTACTGGTGTGGGTGGTTCAGTACCGACTACCCCGGCACCAACTACTACAGCGGCCCCAACCATCGGTGCGGCGCTCGGTTTCAACGCAGGCAACTACGAACAGGGACGCACCTTTGAGGAAATTTACGGCAAGCCAGAAGATGAGCGCAAGATAATGCGTAATCAGATGCGCCTCTTCCAGAGTGAGATTGATGCAACGAATCGTATCTACGACCAGATGCTTGCTGAAGAAAAACAGCGCGGCAAGGGACGTATTGGCTCAGCAACCGCTATCCAGGCACGCGGTGGCCTTCTTGGTTCCGACTTTGCAAACGCACAGAATAATCTCACGCTCAGCGAAAACGCACAGGCAGAACGCGCAGTGCAGGCAGAGCGTCAGGCAAAGATTGGTGCCATCATGGGTAATGTCCGCAAGGCTGTCGCTGACCAGATAACGGAGAAGCGTCTCGCTCGCCAGCAGGGTGCGGATAATTACATCGCATATCTCGCGTCGTCTTCGGCACGCAAGGAAAAGAACCTCAGCGCTGTTGCGTCTGACATGCTTGACCAAGATATCGACCCAGCAACGATGGACAAGAAGGAGCTCGATGAAGTCGCAAAGATGGCTGGCGTCTCAACTAGTGAAATACTTGCGGCGTATCGCTCAGCGAAGACGGCAAAGACAAAGGCAGACACTGCTGAGAGTCTTAGTACTCGAAAGACCGAGGCAGAGATTGCGAAACTTAATGACCGCTCATTCACTCTTTCTGAAGGTCAAGCTTACTACGACGCTGACGGAAAACTTATTGCTTCCCGCGCTAAGACATATGCCCCAAAGGATGGTGGTACCACCGTGTCGGCTGGCGGCTACACTCCAGGTGCTGACCCAGTTACGGACGCGTGGGTGTCACGCATTTCTCGTGGCGACGCAAAGATTACGAACGTACCTGCTAAGTATAAGAACGCAGTGGTGGTGGCACTTGAGCAGACTACCGGTGTAACGCTTGATGAAGATATTGAGACAGCGAACGAGATTAAGAGACTCGCGCAGGAACTGAAAGATGACAGAGAGGGCTTGAGTGACGCAGTTGGTCCAATTTCAAGTCGACTCCCAACATTTGAGGGCTCTACTGCCACATACGAGAATAAAGTAGAACGCCTCAAGGCACTTATTTCAAAGTCTAATCTTCAGACAATGCGCGGACTCGGCTCGATGTCTAACATTGAGTTCCAGAACATGCAGGCAATCGGAACGGCGCTCGGTCTCAATATGGGACAGAAAGGATTTGAAGATGAGCTTGACCGCATCATTAAGACAACTGGCACTGCTGTGAACAACAGCGCCGGAGCAAAGCAGTCGGATGGTTCACTACCGATTGATGACCAGATACAGGAACTCAGGGACCAGGGGTACACAGACGAACAGATTCAGACAATCATTAACTCATAATCACCATGGCTGAGACACTTGCTGAAAAAGCCCGCCGACTCGGCATCCAGCCAAGTAGTACTGCGCCGGGGCAGACACAGGAAACGCTTGCCCAAAAAGCGGCGCGTCTTGGTATTGTGCCAGCGAAGCCTCAAGCAGCACCCCAGCAAAACATCTGGGGAAAAGCAGCAAAAGGATTCGATACGGTATTTGGTGGCGGCAAGGTAGGTGAGTATATCGGCACCAAGATTGGGTATGCACTTGCGTCTGACGACGAGAAGAAATACTACGACCGGTCGACGCCCACTGGAAAGGAAATTGCCGGCTCTGCACTGAAGTCAGCGTCGATTCTTGGTGGTGCCCTGGTAACAGGTGGTGCGTCTGTCGCCGGACAGGCTCTCGCAGGCGCGGGCGCGGGATATGCGTACGATGTTGGCTCAGACCTTGAGCAGGGCAAGACCACCAAGGAGGTGCTCACCCCAGGACTCGGTACGGTTATTGGCGCAGCAGCACCGGTTGCTATTCGCGCGGCCGCTATTGCTGGCAAGCCGGTTGCAAGCGCAGTTGCACGCACTGCAAAGAACGCACTTCCGACAACTGAAAAGCTTGTCTCTAAG